TTTAGCTGTTAAAAACGAGCGTTTAGCTCAAGCTGTAGAAGCACAAGCTGGGGAGGAAACAACGTCCCTCCCAGCAGGCAACGAGGACTCGTCCGAGGCGGCAGAAGGATTGTCTACTTGATACAATCCTAACGAGTGACACCTGCTAGGGTGGAACGAGTGAAAAAAACTAGAGATTATAACTACGGAGAGAGATAACAATGAGAAGACCAAAACGTATGAACTATAAAAAATCAAAGAAACTATTTTCACGCACAGCAGCGAGAACAAATAGAAAAAACTCAATGAGAGGAAGCCGACCAATGAGAGGCGGAATTAGACTATAACTAAAGGAGAACAACTATGCCATGTTTTCACCCACTAGACGGATACAAATCATCCACAGGTAAGTGGATATCCGAAAAAACACACCACTTACAAGAAGAACTCACAATACCGTGCGGAAAATGCACGGGATGTAGAACAGAATACTCGAGACAGTGGGCAATTAGAATAGCCCACGAGCAAAAATGGTGGAAAAAAAAAGATAAATACAGTACATTTATAACATTAACATATAACGATAAATGGCTACCACCACATAACACACTAATAAAAGAAGACTTTCAGAAATTTATGAAACGTCTACGCAAGAAAAAAAACTCGACCAAAGATAATCCACTCCGTTTCTACGCTTGTGGAGAATACGGAGAAAAAAACGAACGACCTCATTACCATGCAATACTTTTCAACTGCTCTTTTAAAAAAGATGCAGATATATCAAACGGCAAAAATAAATTATATTTTTCGCAACAATTACAAGACGCATGGTCACATTACAATAAAAAAACAGAAACATACGAACCAATTGGATTCGTATCATGGGGAGAAGTAACATTTGATTCAGCCGCATATGTAGCAAACTACGTACAAAAAAAAATAAATGGAAAAAAAAAGGATGAACATTATCAAATCGAAAATCCAATATGCCCGGAAACAGGAGAATACCGGACACACAGACAACAGGAATTTTCACTAATGAGCCGGAAGCCCGGCATAGCGAGCGACTGGCTCACCCATTACAAAGACGATGTATATCCATCGGACTTTATAACAATTAACGGTCGTAAAATGCGACCACCAAAAGCCTATGACAAAATATACGAGCGAACACATAAACAAGAACTCGAGGCTATAAAAGAAATACGTAAACAAGAAATGGAAAAAACATCTCATTTACGTACACCCGAAGCTCTTGCTTTTCAAGAGCGCACACACAAAGCTAAAATGGCTTTATACAAAAGGAATAAACTATGATATTAAATAAATATACTATCTTCGATTCAGCACTCGAAGCATACCACCAAGACTATAGCTTGGAAAACGACGCAATAGCGTTAAGACAATTCGCAGATATGGCGAATGAAGAAACACAAATTGCCAAAAATCCAGAGGATTATTCGTTATGGCGAATCGGCACATTTGAAACAACAACCGGAGAACTATTACCGGAAGAACCCACATGTATTGCCAAAGCTCACGAACATGTGATACAATACAAAAAAAACAAAAAATAGGAAACTAAAATGCCCATGAAAAACCCACACAAATACAACACAAGAATCGGCTCCGCTAAACAACATCAATTCTCGGAAGTACCACACGCCGATATTCAAAGGTCAACATTTGATAGGAGTCATGGGCTAAAAACCACTTTCAACGCCGGCGAACTAGTACCAGTCTATGTCGACGAAGCACTACCTGGAGATACATTCTCTTGCAATCTAACTGCATTTAGCAGATTAGCAACACCAATACACCCAACCATGGACAACGCATTCATGGACTCCCATTTCTTCGCAGTACCAGTCAGGCTTGTCTGGGACGATTTCGAAGAATTTATGGGAGAAACAAAAACATATAAAGCAGCTGGTCCCACTAGATTAGATGGCACACCCGACTTTACAGTCGCAGCGCCAGTACCACCGACAATTACTGCGGGTGGCAGTGGAGAAGCAGAGCAATCACTGTCCGATTACTTCGGAATACCAACAAAAGTAGCAGGATTAGAATTCAGTGCATTATGGCACCGAGCATATACGCTCGTCTGGAACGATTGGTTCCGAGATGAAAACCTGCAAGCACCAAAAACAATATCAACCACTTCTGGAGCAGACGCAACGACGTATGCTTTACTTAACAGAGGAAAAAAACACGATTACTTTACATCAGCATTACCCTGGCCACAAAAAGGCGCAGATGTAACAATACCATTAGGTTCTAAAGCATATATTGCATCAGACACAACTATTGCTGCAGATGCATCTATTAATCTACCAAATGTTGGTTCTTTACATTATGGATTTACAACCAGTTCTAACCCATATTTAAAAGTAGACCCAACTTATAATATAGTTGGTGAACCTTATAGATTATATGCAGATTTATCAGACGCTACATCAGCAACAATCAACCAACTTCGATTAGCATTCGCAACACAAAAATTTCTTGAAATACAAGCCAGGGGCGGTTCAAGATATATCGAAGTCATAAAAAACCATTTTAACGTAACTAGCCCAGACGCTAGATTACAACGACCAGAGTATCTGGGGGGCGGAAGCTCACCGGTAAATATTTCACCGGTCGCACAAACATCGTCAACTGACGCAACAACACCGCAAGGTAACTTATCGGCCATAGGAACAACCGTACTTAGTGGCCACTCTTTTACAAAGAGTTTCACTGAACACACAATAGTAATAGGTATGGTATCTGTAAGAACAGATTTAACATACCAACAAGGACTGAACAGAATGTTTAGTAGAGAAACAATATACGATTACTACTGGCCCACGCTTTCAACGATTGGTGAACAATCTATTAGAAACAAAGAGATTTACGCTCAAGGCACAGCAGATGATGAAACGACTTTTGGCTATGCCGAAAGATACGCGGAATACAGATACAAGCCAAGTTCAATCACTGGCAAATTCCGCTCTAACGCAACAGGCAGCCTAGAATCATGGCATTACGCACAGGAATACTCAGCCCTGCCATTACTTGGTGATTCATGGATACAGGTAACAGACACAAACGTACAACGTACATTAGCGGTAGCAAGCGAACCTCAATTTATATTTGATTCGCTATTCAAACTTAAGTGTACACGTCCAATGCCAGTAAACAGCGTTCCAGGTGGAACCCATTTCTAATGGGCTGGCTTAGAAAAACTTTTTCTTCGATAGCTGCACCATTAGTCTCTGGACTATTCGGCTATCGTGGTCAAAAACAAACCAATGTAGCATCGGCTGAACAAGCGCAGCGCCAAATGGCGCACCAGACCGAATCTACACAAAAACAAATGGACTTTCAAAGAGAAATGTCCAACACCGCAGTACAACGCCGAATGGCGGATTTAAAAGCTGCGGGAATAAATCCAATTATAGCTGGAACAGAGGGAGCCAGTTCACCTGGCGGTGCATCATCAGCCGGCGCAATGGCGCCCGTAGGTAACAAAATGGCAGCTGCATTACAAAATGCAACTAGTGCTGCCAATATACAACAAATAAAAGCAAATACAGCATTAACCAATGCTAAAGCAAATACTATTGCACCTGCTGCAACAGCAGCCTCATGGTTAGAAAAAATCTTAACAGGTATTGAAGACCAAATTGACCAAGCTGAACAGAATTCAGCATTAGGAGTAAAACTAAATAATAAAGATGCCTCATCATCTGAATATAAAAGTTTACGTAAACGTTTTACACGCGATAAGCGATCTCAAGGCCGAGGTAGTAAACCCGGCATTAAACAAAGCCAAAAAAATAGAAAAACTAAAGTATTTCAATCAGCTCTAACAGGACTATCACTATGACAACTAAAAGAAAAGCCACAGGCATAAAAAAACAAACATTTCGTTCAGCCTATAATTTAGGCAATGAAGACTACAGCCAATCATTCACTGATGGCTTAACAGAACAACACCACACTGATACGTGTGACATTAACAAAATATTAGCACAATTCATGGAAACAGGAATTATGCCAAAAACTAACGCAAACCCACAATACGGAGACGTATCTGACGTCGACTTTACACAAATGCAAAATCAACTAGCTACAGCAAAAACATTGTTTGAAGAATTACCGGAACAAGTGAAGGCACACTTCAACAATGAAATGCATAGCTTTCTAAATTTTGCAGAAAATCCCGATAATCTTCCACAAATGGAAGAATGGGGTTTAGCTGTTAAAAACGAGCGTTTAGCTCAAGCTGTAGAAGCACAAGCTGGGGAGGAAACAACGTCCCTCCCAGCAGGCAACGAGGACTCGTCCGAGGCGGCAGAAGGATTGTCTACTTGATACAATCCTAACGAGTGACACCT